ATGCCCTTCCATTTTTGGAGAGACATTACCGCTGAGAAGGGAAAGGAGGCTGTTATCACACTAGTTAGTGTGTATAACAATTCTGTGACACAGAGCATTCCAGTTGAGAGTTTCTTGAAGATGCAAGTTTGTCCCCTGAAGGAAAGTGACGTCATTTTCATGAAATTCGACAACAGGATGCTGAAGTGCCACAGAACCATCACCAATCGGTTCATGGATGAGGATCGCCTGAAGGGCTTGTTCAAAAACACCAGGAACAACGTGCGCCTCGATGTCGCTAAGATTGATGACAATCTTAAGACCTCGAGAGCCACGTATGTTAGTGGTGTTTGTGAGTATGTCCCTACGGGCGTGCCAGTGAAGGATCTTGGTGAAGTGAACGGTCTGTGTAAGTACACGGCCCCAACTTCAGCAGGTGATTGTGGAGCACCCCTCAGCCTCTTTGACCCCCGCTATTATGGTGGTTCAGGTCTAATTGGCATCCATGTGGCTGGCAAGTCCAACCTCTTGTCTCGTAGTGGGTATGCCACTGTCATTTCCCGCGAGCTGATTTACGAAGCTCGCTCTCACCTTGACACGTACACTGACAGCTTCGTTTTTGGCATGAAGTATGACAACATGGTTAATGTTGGCGAACTTTCCAAGGACGAGGAACAGATGCTTGCGCAGGCTGGTATTGTCGCGGGTTCTTTTCTTCCTATTGGCATTGTTGATCAGCCGGTCAACATTGCCACAAAGAGTAAGATAAAGAAGTCGCCAATACAAGATGCGCAGATCTTTGGACCCTCTCCAACAGCACCAGCGATTCTTTACCCCAAGAAGGTCGGTGACGAGACGGTATACCCCATGGCAAGAGCTATGGAGGCGTACCAGTCCCCCGCCGAATTTCGTGAGATAGAGAATCTTGATGCTATTGTTGAGATGGCCACCAAACCATTCTTTGAGCAAACCACTGGCTACGACAAAAGCATTCTAACTTTTGAAGACGCCGTGGCCCCCCCCCCTCATTTGAAGCTGAAACCCATCAACAGGAAGACATCTCCTGGCTACCCATTTAAGCTGTGGGAACCGGAACATCCCGGTAAGACAGCTTATTTTGGTAAGGAAGGAGAGTATCAGACTCCAGAGAACAACGAACATTGTGAGTACCTCAGAGACCGAGTCGAGAAAATGATCGACCAGTGTCGCAGAGGTGATCGCCCTGCAGTTGTTTGTATGGATTTCCTGAAGGATGAGTTGCGACCCCTCAAGAAAGTGGAGAACATTGCTACGAGAGCCATAAGTGGTTCGCCCCTCGATTATGTAATCGCGGTGCGAATGTACTTTGGTTGTTTTCTCGCAGCAATGTTCGCTTCCTGTGTCGAGAGTGGCCTTGCACCTGGCATTAACCCATACACTGACTGGCATGTGTTGGCTGAGAAGTTGACCGCCAAAGGTGGTAAGGTTTTTGCTGGGGACTTTTCCCGGTTTGATGCGAGTGAGCAAGCGTATATCTTGTATGCTATCCTCGGAGTGGTCAACAGGTGGTATCGTGAGAACAATTCCGCCTGGAAACCAGAAGATGATAAAGTACGAGAGATGCTCTGGCTCGATCTTGTCCACTCCCGTCATTTGACCGGAGTGGGCAACAAGCTCGAATACATCGTTCAATGGAATAAGTCCCTTCCAAGTGGCCATCCTTTAACTACCATGGTCAACAGTTTTTATTCCCTCATCACCCTCACGGCTTGCTACGCACATCTGACTGGCGATTTCAAGGACATGTGGGATCATGTTTTCATAAACACATTTGGTGACGACAACGTCAACGGTGCTGATGACTCAACTATTGAGAAATTCAACCAGGTGACGGTGTCAAAAGCCATGAAGGAGTTGTTCAATCTGACTTATACGTCAGATAAGAAGGACTCCGAGCTTGTGCCTTATGAAACCATTGATCAGATCACGTTTTTGAAGCGCTCTTTTGTGCGTGATGACGCTGCGAACGGGGGCTGGGTTGCCCCCCTCGATCCCAACAGTTTCCTTTACACATCATATTGGTTTAAAAACCCGAAGGATGTGCGAACGGACCTGTAC